GTCTTTCCTTACCCTTATACTTAATCTTGAGAGTTTTACCTGAGTAGAATGCTAATCGTATTGAAGCATAAAACTTGAGTGCTGCACCACCAGGAGTTGTACTGGTATCTTGACCAAAACCTGCGCCCAGTTTACTGCGCAACTGATTGATACATACCATGGTTACTCCGAGTCGATAGAACAATTCGTTCCTTATTCGGAACATCTTGTAGATTTGCTTTGCCCGGTTTCCCATCTCGGCCTTGCTATCCGCCATCTTTGCATCAATGGCTTCTATAGAATCCAGGGCTGCTATTGAATCTATCACAACTATGATGGGTTCATTGTTAGTTAACTTTGACCTCCAGTATATGGCTAAATCAGCAATAGCATCCGAAATAGTTTCTATTCTGGTATCATTCAGTACTGTTACTCGTTCGGGGTCCAGACCATTTTCCTCTGCCCATGAATTCATCCAGGCTTGTTCTGCATCCACCCATATTACATGACCACCGAGTTGTTGTGCAGCATAAGCAAAGTTGTAAGCTATCAGGGACTTACCCGAGGATTCTTCTCCCATGATTTCAATTATCTTCCCGAATGGTACACCACCACCCATCTGATAATTGAGAGCAAAGAATGTGGATGGAATCCATAATCCATGATGATTTATGGTACTAGCCTTTAATTGGAGAGATGACCCATATTTCTTGAGTATCTCATTTTGTGTGGGTATCTTAAACTTCTTACCTCCCGATTTTCGGGTAGCTTTAGGTTTTCTTGCCATACTTGTAATTTATAATATGAAAAGAGTGGGATATAAACTATACCCCACTCCTACTTTAGGTATATATCTAGAAAATCTTAGATATCACTCTTATATTTCTTTCCCTTTTTCTTTTTCTTGTCTGCTAGCTTGCTTTTGGAAGAGGACTCCTTACGTGGTCTTTCATCCTCATCATCATCCCCCTCATTGAGGAATGAAGCCAGCTTCTCCTCGAGCTCATCGTAGGAAAGGATATTTGCCCGGATTGCTTTCTCCAGGTCCACCTCTCCCCGATACTTCTTGTCCAGCTTGGTTTTCTGGCAAGGTGATACCGAATAGCTGGTATCATTCTTACCGGTACCAGTACGGGTGATTTTGATATCGTATCCCTCTACAGGGTCAGTCATATCCCCCCAGTCCTCTTCATCGAGGTAAAGGTCTATAATATCCTGATATACCGAACGTGGTACCATCATGGGTTTATCTACCCGGTCGGGGTCAATTTCCTTACCCTTAGTATCTTTGTACCCAAGTACCCCGATGAGATACTTTCTCTTCGGTACCAGTTTCGATGCTAATGCCTTATCATCGGGGTCGTCAGAGTTCTTAAGCTCCTGGAACTTATCCATGAAAGGACATGGCTCATCGAAAGTTGCCGGAGATATGATACCTCCCTCCTTTGGTCCAAGGTAGAATTGAATAATCTCTATTCCCAATTCCTCGTCTGCACCACGAGATTTGATACGTACTCTGGTAGTTCCTTCTTTCGGGTAGATTATTCCACCACCTCCACTACGCTTTTCCAGGTCCTTCTTCCTGGCAAGCATCTTTTCTCGGGTAGTCATTACACTGCCCTTTTTCTTGGTTGTTTTTTCCTTTTTCATGGCTTTATTTATTGGTTTCGATATAAAGTATCTCGTTCAGAGATAATATAGTTGTTACTTGATTGGGAAGGTCTACTACATCTAGTTCTTTACCAGCATACAGACCGTATGTAACTACTGCTCCAACCTGAAGACCGGGATATTCTTCACATTGTTCATCGGTGACTGGTCCTACCTGAATTACTACTCCCTTGCGAGGTACTGTATCTTTATCGTGTTCCTGAGGGATATAAAGTCCTCCTTTGGTTTTGGTATCTGCAGTTACTACCGGTGATACAATAAGTACTCGACTTCCTGTGGGAGTTCCTAAACCGTTCAGTTTCTCATTCAACTCCCTTGCTTCTTTGACCGAAATAAGGTCTAACTCAATTCTTGACATAGTTACTGTTGTTTACGTAAGTTTGCTGATATCGTTCTTAATATATTCTCTCTTGATTCATAAGCTTTACATATACTTATCATCTTACTCGCATTGTACTCAGCCTTCATATATCTTTTCAATGCTCCTTGATAAGCTTGGTTGTTCTCTGCTTTGTGTGCTGCAGCATCATTATTGATATTACCCGATTCTTTGTAGTAAAGCCATGCCTTGCTATATGCTTGGTCCTTTGCCTTTTCAAGTTTATCCCTTTTATATATAAGCCTATCCCTTACCATCACCAATAGAGCATAATTAGATGGACTTCTACGTAAAGACTGATTGACCAGGTTCTCATCAATCATGAGTTCCTGGTCTAAATCAATCTCATAGGTTTTCCCTTGAAATAGAATCTTTAGTGTGTTTTTCTTAATCTGGGATAGACGTACTATCTTTTGCCTTTTTTCCATATAACACCTCTTTCACTGAAGTATTTATACATGGTCATAATGCTTATTCCATATTTGACCTTTATCTGTAGGTTACTCATACCACTCTCATAATCTTCTATCATCTTATTTATAGACTCCTCACTCAACTTAGGGCTTGGTATATTAAATCTACCGTCTCTTATACATTGTTGAGTATTCTCTTGGTTAGTACACCAATATAGATTTTCTACTTTATTATTTTCTCGATTATTATCCTTATGACCCACACACGGTTTATTATCTGGGTTTGGAATGTAGATTAAAGCTACCAACCTATGTATATTAAACGTATACTTAATCCCCTTATTATTTCTTAGGCTTACTATCAAGTAACCATTGTTCTTCTTTCTCTTAGCCATTTTCCTCCAAGTAACTCTATCTCTATACTTAGAGTACACATTACCTTCTCGAGTAACATGGTAACAATCAAAATCTGGTATATTACCTTTCATACATTCTCTTCCTAAACTCTCTCTTATTTTTCTCTATCTCTTCTGGATATAACTTAGGATAATCTTCTATTTCAATACCTTTGAACTTACGATGTTCCTCTAAGTACTCATCAGGATTAAAATCTGGTTCAAGCATTTTCCTATAATCATATCCAGGAATAAAAGGTAGTTCCTCTGCCATAGAACGCCCGATAACGAAGTCCATTGACATACTTACGTCGTCTATCTGGAAGTTGAAGTATTCTTTAGTATTTGGGTTACGGCAAGTTTCCCAAATCTCGTATACTACCCAGGTATTTATATATTCGGGACTTACCAAGTAATAGGTAGCATCATGAACATTACAAGTCTCTTGCATAAATGGTAACTTACCTTGCCTCATTTTCCAATAGTTTAGGATTGAAGCGAATAAGTTCATATCTGATGCAGCTGATTGACATGGCATATTAACCGATAATCGTACTGCGTATGCTGCTTCCTGCTCGTTATCCGAATATACCTGGGGTAACCTTCTCTTCCTACCGAACAAAGATTTAATATATCCATGTTTTATCAGTACCTTCTCCTGGTTAATCATGAACTTCTTAATCTTCGGGTGCTCCTGGAAGAACTCATTCAACTGTTGCTGAGCTTCATCTGGTGTTACGATAATACCAGCTTTTGGGTCAGATAGTTTAACTGCAAGCAGTTTCTTCTGAATACCATATATAATACCGAAACATATCTGCTTTGCCTGCTTCCTTCGGTTTTTCCAAAGCTTATAATCGGGATGTTGTTCATCACTGTAAGCTTTGTTTGCTTCCTCATACGATACACCATACTTATTTGCTGCAATAGCAAGGTGAGGGTCCTGTCCCTTGGCAAATGCTTCAAGATAAGTCTCATCCCCTGAAAGATGTGCCATGATTCTTAACTCTGCCTGAGAGTAGTCAAGTGCCATGTATAGTTTCCCTTTGGGAGCTACCAACTGTTTCTTGATATTAGCATCTACCGAAGTTTTGGGTATTTGTTGGAGGTTAGGTTCAGAACTACTTAATCGGCCAGAAGTAGTACCAATAATTTTGAATTGCCCGTGAATTCTATCATCATCCTGAACTTTATCATGCCATCCCTCAATATAGGTTGTATACATTTTCTTTAACCCTCTCAACTCGAGAAGATTATCCAGGAAGATTGCTTTGGGACTTTCAGAGTCTTTAACCGTTAATCGAAGTTCTACCAACGTATCCTCATCGGTACTCGGCTTATCGGTATCACGATTAGTTTTCTTATCCTTGGTATATTTTATGATAGGGAATTTGAACCCCTTTTCGGAATACAACAGTAGAGGTAAATCAATTGTACTTCCCAAGTTTACTTCTCGGGTTAATTCCAATTCTTTTTTAGTGGTGAATACACCTGCTCGGATATTGGATATTTTTTGCTCCCTGCTTGCTATTTTCCGTGCGTCCTTTGGGTTATGATAATCCAGGTCTTCAAGTTCACTTTCAATATATGCAAGGTACTTGCTTATTCTTTCTTGAACAAGCCATCTAGAGAATTTTTTCACTCGTGGAAGACTCAAGCAATTAGAAGTTGCTTGTTCAATCTTTGGCTTGTAAGATTCAAGCAGTTCCTGATTGAATTTCCTATCGAGGTATAATCCGGTTTTTTCAGCATGCTGCAATACCCTAGAAGCTGGCATAATCAAATGCCTAAACAAGGGGTACATGCCAATCTCTATTAGCTTACTTTCAAAGAACATAGCTAACCTAAGAGTATAATCGGTATCCTGACAACCATACTTGCATAATGGTTCCAAGGGTTTCTTATCCCAAGGTATCTTGTCAAACTTCTCTGCCTTCTCGTAATCGCCATGCTCTGGTAGATACCTTCTAACCATTGACTTCAGGTCATTGGGTTTCTCTTCATTTAGAAGATACTTCATAAGCATTCCATCCAGAACAGTACCTCTAACATATATCCCATACAACTCGAATATCTGAAGGTCAAACTTCAGATTCCATCCCACTTTAGTTATATTGGGATTCTCAACCACCTTTCTACCAAAATACTTTAACCAACGTTTCCAATGAGGGTTTTCATATTCGTGGTGACATAATGGAATAGATACACCAGAACCAACTTGAAAGGTTACAGATAAAATTGTGGGTTTGAAGGTTTTATTATAAATACCTTCTGCATTTGTCTCGAAGTCGACGGAAGCTATGCCGGTTTTCAAACAAGCTTTCACAAGCCGCTTGACTTGTGAGAAACTTTTGATTATGTCATATCTTGACTCCATGTTTATTCTTATTATATGCAGTATAGAATAGATTTTTACATGACCCTAAGTCTGATGTATTCTTTACTACTTGAAAGATACCGTTCTTTACTCTTTTTATATACCCTGCTCTACAAAGAAGACAGCATAACCAATATAAATATGCTGTCTTAGCTCCTGTACTTTGTAAGTAAGTATACCTAAATGTCTGACCAACTTCTTTATTTTGTAGAAGTTTTATCAAGTTATATATAATGTCTCCTTTCATAAGAATTATAAAATCATGTACTCGGAGCGGGAATCGAACCCGCACGACCATTACTGGTCACAGGATTTTAAGTCCGGCGTGTCTACCTATTTCACCATCCGAGCTTTTATAAAAAGGGGAGATGAGCGAAGAACAGTAACTCATCTCCTAATGCTATAGCCTTCGACTTTAATTATGGGATTTTGGTATCTCGTACCAGTTTATTGCCCATTGCTAGCTGGAGGTCGTATCTCCTGTTATAACCCAGCTATAGCCCTGTACGGAAGACAGGATTCGAACCTGCGACCCCTTGCTCCCAAAGCAAGTACACTAACCGGACTGTGCTACTTCCGTAAATTAGGTACCAGTCTATATCCCTACCGTCCAGTACCTGGGAATGAATCAGGACTCGTTGTCCACAGCGCAAAGTAAAGATTCATTAGTGGACCCAGAGGGGCTTGAACCCCCGACCTTCGGATTATGAGTCCGCTGCTCTAACCAACTGAGCTATGGGTCCGGTTGAAGGTAACGGCCTTTACTACTAATCTCGGTATGACAGAAAAGAAACTAAGACCAATTACCGTTACCTTCTTTGTTACCTTAATTCGGTCTGGATAGAAGTTTTTAGTTTTACCCAGTCCTTTTTATAACTATGCAAACTATCAATAGTATGATAGAGATAACCAGGTTTGATACCCACTTCTCTAGCTACGTATTCCATTAGTTTCCATGCCAAGTATACATCATTTCCAAAATGAGTTACAAAATCGGATGACCTTTGGTGATAGCAAATATTTAATTGCTTTTCACCTCGGGCATTCTCCCGGATAAGGAAGTCGTAATACATAGAGCATGGTATACGCATCTTACCATCCAGGTTTTCGGCATCAGAACATTCTACCTGCCCATCTTCACCATAGATATTAAGTATGGCTTTACGGGTATCATTATCATCCTTGAGCAGACCTATGACAGCCTGTAACTTGGTCATTACAATCCCCTTATATATTACTACCTCATTCATTCTCTCCGAATAGGTGTAGTCGAAGTACTTACCATCTACCAGGAACTCTTCCCATATTTCGGGACGCAATTTCCATGCTTCACCCGGGTTAATTTGTCCCGGGTGTATTCTTTCCTGGAACTCAGCCTCTGCCCAATCTTTAGATTTGGTGAATACAAATAAAGGGGCCGGGTCTTCCAGGTGAGTCAAACAGTATTGCTCGCATATAAGTTCTTTGGTAATGAAGTCATCTTTACCTTCGATAACTTTATTCTGATAGGTACGGGGTTTTACCTCATTACCCATCTCATACAAATTTCTTGCCGTCTCAGACATCAATTCGTAAGGATTTGAATATATTCTCATATCATCTTTGTTTGAATAGTTTTACACAATTCCCAATAGTTACTCTACTAACGTTATATCTAATTGATAATTTTCTCATAGTGTACTTTCCAGTTCTGTATAAAGATTCAATCTCCTTACGTTGATTGTAAGTTAATTTTGACATAGGATGATTTTCGCCCTTTAGTCCTGGACCTTTACCAGGTTTATATGTAGTTTTTATACGCCCATCTCTGAAGGCCTGTTTAATATTGTCAGACCCAGTACCCCACTTTAAGTTGATTACTTGGTTGTTATGTATATCGTTGTCCAAGTGCATAACTATTGGTAAATTATCTGGGTTTGGAATGTAAGTTAAAGCTACTAACCTATGTATAAAATACCTTTTACCATCATATAATCTAACTCTTAAGTACCCAGTACTATTGGGTCTAGCTATTAAAAATACTTTTAAGTGTTTGTCCCATACTTTACCCGTAGTATATATCCTATACCTACCATTAAATCCAGGTAAAGTTAGATGACTTCTCATTGTTCGTGATTTTTAATATATTTTCTTATAGATTTTCGTAGTTCTTTTAGGTCCTGAATATTCATGTTGGGAAGACCTACCCAATAATTAGCATTGGTACATACAGATAACTCTATGTCCCTGCCATTCCTATCAGGATATTTACCCTTGAATATCTTTACTCCAAAATAGGGTTTATCTTTCCTCTCGTACTTCACTTAGATACCTCCTTATCTTTCTTTTAAGTTGCCTTAAATCCTTTACACTGATATTGGCCACGGTATTAAATAACCACCCATCATCCGTGGAGAAAGTTATATCTATATCTCCTCCGAGTTTACTGGTGTAAGGAGATTTCTTTACTTCTATTTTCATTGCATTGATATTTGCAATTCAATAGACTTCCCTATCTTAGAATGGTAGCCAGTCTTCACTACCGAGTGTACAATCCTTTGCCAGGGTTTTGGGATATTTGAACAACTCAGGTCTGAGTACTTTCAAAGCTCTTTTATGTACCTTATACTTTATCTTGTCAGGGTCTACTTTAAGTAGATACTTCAACCGCTCATACCAGTTACCATCATATATACCAAGCTTATCACTAAGCTTTAATAGGTCTTCATGAGCATGATACATTAGTAATACCGTATCATCATTGAATATCTGACTGAAGTGTATTGATACATGGAATTTATGTCCAGTGGGGAATAAGTATTCTCCTATCCTTTGAATCAGTAGTAGGTCACAGATAAGTCTTTTAGTTACCTCGGATGCCCTCATGAATACCGTTATCATGGGGTAATCCATGCCTGCTTTCTTTGATACAGTTAGAGACAATAAGCAATTCTTACCATGAGCATGCTTATTGTCAAACTGATAGCCTATGTTAAATATCTTCCTTGAGTTTAAGGCTTTTACTACTTCCTGTCTTAAATCAATCAGACCATTTTCATCCACATAGTTTGCTACCAGAGACTTCCATTTAGCCGAAGTGTAGTTGAAGTGCCTACCAAAATCAAATTCGGGGTCTACCAGAGGTTCTTTAATATAAATGACTAAATCATTTAAGTACTGTGCTTTACCAATTCTTTCAATATCCAAACCGGGGGTATTGAACAGGAATAACCTGTTGAGTCCCTCCCAAGCTTTCATACTTGTTTTGAACTGCAACAGGTTATTCTTTAACTTGAACTTACTCATCGGCTTCAGGAGTTAATTCACCGTCTTCCATATCATCTTCCTCTGAAGAAGAGAATGATATTAACTTCTTCCTTTTCTTTTCCCCACTTTCCTCAAGCTTTAGTTTGAGACCATACTTTTCTGTAAACTTTAAGTAGGTCTTTTTTATCATATTACGCTTGAGGATAGATGGGCATACCTCGGGTAATGGGATACCATCCCAATCTCCAATTTCTAAGGCCGAGGCTAACATAGATTTCTGTTTATACCCCAAATCTCTCCTTAATACCTTGAAAGCTCTGAAACTGTTACCATAGGTTTTATAACCTGCTTCATCACTTGTCATAAGTTTTTTGAGAGATTTACGTATCTTCTTTCTACGTACCTCATCACTACAGTTTTCTTTCAAAAACTCCTTTATGTCCTTGCGATTCTGATATAACAGTATGGTAGTATCATTTGCCCAAGCCGCTTTGATAACCAACTTTAACGAGAAGTTATCATGGCCATATATATACTGACCCATACGACAGAATAACAGTATATCTATTGGTAACCTTGTAACTATCTCTGAAGAACGTAGTATTACAGTTATCTCGGGATTTTCCACTCCAATCTTACGAGAGAATATACCACCAACTAAGCAACCTTTGCCACTACCATGATTGTCAGCAAAATGGAACCCAATGTGATAATTCCTGTTTACTGTCTTATTCTCTTCTAACTTCCTTATCATCAGTTTAGCCTGGTCAAGCACATCCAAATCAAGGTAGTTAGTAATCAGCCCAGTCCACTTGGTCATGGTATAACCAAACATCTTACCGAAGTCGAAGTCTGGGTCGAATTTAGCATCAGCTATTTCTACCATCAAGTCGTATGTAAAAAGAGAATCGGTTAGGTTATAACCAACTCCCTCACAAAACCAGTCTGGTTTCTTGATTAAGAAGTTTTCCAGTATCTTTTCCCAAGCTTCGATTGGGTTATTCGCTTTTACCAAATTCATACTAATACTTCGATTTTTGACGGAACACATTGATATGGTTCTTCTTAAAATAGATGTAGAATACATCATCTGAACCCATACCTATCCATCCCAAATATCCGCAGAAGTAAATGAAGGCCTTCACTAATTCTGACTGATACTTTAACTCCTGAGTCATTACCTGGGATTGCTTCCATGGTTTATTCTTCAGGAAGTTACGAGCAATGTTCAGATGATGGGTTATCTTCCATAACAGATATGGGTAGTTTACTGAGTACTCCACATGATTGAAGTATCTACCTCCCTCGAGTAACTTTGTGTTATAATCCAGATGTGTTTCCGAATCCATGTTCTCATACCACTTAGTTAGGTCTGTGGCATTGTTATGAAATATAACACTGATATCGCCTTCGTCCATTATCCACATTACTCCAAGATTCATGGCTGTACGCAGGATATCGTCATGGTTCTTGTTTAATGAATCTACTACTGATTGAGTACAATTGTTGTCCTTTACCCACTTCTCCATATATGCCATAATATCTTCTGGCTGTATATTGGCATATATTAACAGTTCTATAAAGAAGTGGATAGCATCCGCATTCTCTTCGTTAGCATTCTGCAGATTATTGAGTATCTCGGTATACTCTATGCAATCTCCTTGGGTTTGTACCAACTTTGCATGATTGGCTTCGAATAAAGCTCTAACATTTTCAAAAGATTCATACCCCTCGGATAACTCCTCAATAACCCGAGCAGTAAAGTCCTTCAATAGGGTTTGAGAAGCCTTTGTATTGATGTCTACCGGATATTGTGGTAACCCCTCTATGCCTATATACCCAGACAAGAGGTTCTTTTGCATTTGATATATCTCTTCTAGATACTTATAGTCGGGAATTATACCCGGTTCTTCTTTAATGTCTCTGCTATCCATGGTCTTACTTATTATCGTGTGCACCAAATCCCTTATCTCCTCTTGTTCCCCAGTTCTTTGCTTTCTCTTCATACTCCTCATTGGTAATCTCTTTCGGTGTTGAGAGTATGATGGGAACGTGTACGAATTGCATTATCTTTTTATCTTCCCATAAAGGTATGTACACGGGTTCATTTGAGGCATTCTGAATACCTATGTGCATTTCTCCTGTGTATGGGCTATCTACTATCTCGGCAGTAAAAGTTAACCCATCTTTAGTAGCAACTCCTGATTTGTTTGCTGCCATAAGCATGGATTCCTTGGGATTGATGAGAACCTTGATTCCCGAAGGTATAAGTATTCGTCCACCTGGATTAACTACTACGCATAAACCCTCGGTTTCTATACCATTGAATTTCAGATTACCACGGCCATACATCTTCCGATTGATACCGGTGAAATCCTTATCATGTTTCTCCCCTACCTTCAGAATGTCTTCCACCGTTAATTTAGGGATATAGAAATCAAGCCCTGCATCCCCATCATTGGCTCGGTTTGGGGACTTAACCTCTCGAATCTTTGTGAACTCTAATTGTACCATGTTATTTACTGTTGAATTTACGATAAATGTCTCTTGCTTCCTTTCGGGATAACTCGAACTTACTCTGAAGTTTATCTAATATCTCCTTCTTACCGAGTTTATCCCTTACCAGTTTACGGTAGTACTTTTTACAACCTTCTATATCTACCAAAGGTTCCAAATCCTTGAACTGGGTTTCTGCTTCCAACTCTTTACGAGTCTTACCCATGAGAGCAGTGAACTTAATGCAACAGAGTTCAGAATCCCCACACATCTTACACTCCTTGGTTGAAAGGTCGTAGTGTTTACCAAAACAAGGGTCTGAACCCGAACCAAGTTTGGTGATATCTACAGGTTCAAGAATATCCCCAGTCTCTAACTCCTTTCTTACTTCCTTAAGTTTGTCTTTCTTTTTCTTCGCCATATATTTGAGAGTTTGATATCAAGTGATAGTTAATAGGTATTTCAATGTCGTTGATGTAGAATAGTATATGTACTAACTTTCGGGTTCACCATATACGTGCGTGCGTATTTAAGCTTTAGCTTAAGTTAATACTTACTAAGTAAGTTAAGTATAAGTTTATATAGCTTTAGCTATATAAACCTCTATTAGTATTTAGTATACTAAA